CTGGCAGCAGGTTTGGTCGGCACGGGAAGCGGCACCGGCTGGCTCGTCGGGCGCAGCAATGACAGCGCCTCGGCCTCTGTCAGCCGTCGGATCGGTCGCGAGAAATCCACCCGGCCGCTGGCATTGACCGCCCAGACCGGGATGGTGCCGGTCGGATAGCGGCCATCGCGGAACAGATCGCGTTCGGCCTCGCGGCGCGTGCGGATCGCAGCGGGTCGGAGCCAGCCCATGAACCCTTGCGTGGCGGCGGCGCGGTTGCCTGCGTTCAGATGTCGGGTCAGTGATGCCTTGGCGATGCCGCCGGTGTTGAAGTGGAAACTGACCAGCGCATCGAACTCGTGCGGTTCCAGTGGCACCTTTATCGCGCGAAGCACTGCTGCCTCATAGGCCACGATATCTGCGCGGAAGAGCCGGAACGCCTCGCGGATCCCGGCGTCGAGATCGGCGGGCATGCCACGCGTCATATGGGCCGGATCGGGCGGACCGGCGGCAGCGGTATGACCGATGCCGAAGGTCCAGACGTTTTTGACGTCGAGATAAGGTCCGGGCACGAGTCCTTCGTGCCGGACGAGGGCCAGAAGCCCCCGGTCTGTCATGTGCATGGGATCACCCGAAGATGGAGGTAAGGAACAGGATCAGGGCGGCAACCAGCAGGCCTATGCGCAGGCGGTGGCTGAAGGTCTGTGCTGGATCGGCGGCGTCGCAGCGGATGGCGCGCGCAAGGCGGAGAAGTTCATGCATTGCCGTCGCCCCCTTTGCCACTGCGCAGTCGGGCGAGGACGACCTCGATGAAGGCGGGGCCAAAGACGCCGACGAGATAGGCGGCCGAGCCCGCCGCACCCCCGGCCGGGATCGCCTGCGACGGCAGGCCGAGCCAGGCGGTGATCACCGCCATCGACAGGCTGCCCATCCCCGCCGCTATCAGACCGCCGAGCAGGATGTGGCGCAGGGCATCGCGGAGCCGCATCCGAGTGGTCAGGGCGTTGGTCGCCCCGCCAAGCGCGCCCCAGGCCGCCAGGATGACGGCGGTGGAGGTCGCCAGGTCACGCAGCACAGCGGCGACAAAGCCGGTTTCTTCGTTCATCGCCGGATCTCCAAGAGCGGGATGGATGTGATCGACCCCAGCCGCTCGAGATCGAGGGTGACGTCGAGCATGTCGGTGTCGAACCGGACGGGGACGTCGAATTCGAAACCCGCGGTGATTGCTACGCCCGCGCCGGGGGCAGTGGTGAAGGTAACGCTGCCGGTGGCGGTATCGACGCTCCAGCCGGACATCTGCTCGACGCCGTTCAGGGCGATGCGGACAGTGCCGGCCACCGGCTTGGCGATGGCGCGGGTCCAGCTTTGTGCGCCGGACGTGTAGCGCTTCAGCAAGGCGCAGGTGATGACAGCGCCATTGCCGGTGCCAATGGGCTGGTCGGTCGGGGCCACCGTCTGTGACGGCAGGGAGGATTTGTAATCCGCCCAGTCCTTGTAGCGAAAGCCGTGCAGGCGACCGTTGCGGGCCTCGAAGAAGGCGACGACCGCCGCCAGATCATCGGCGCGGCGGACGCCGTAGGCGACATCGTAGCGGCGGCGCGAGTTGGCCCAACTGGCGTTGCGCTCCTCATCACCAGAGGCCAGTTCGACGATCTGCGTGCGCCGTTCCGGCCCCCCGCGCGCCCCGCGGCTGATGTTGTCGGGGAACCTGACTTCATGGAATGCCATCACATGCCCCTCCGGCCTAGCGACACGGCGCGGACAATGTCGCTCGCCACCTGCGTGCGCGATTGCCGGAAGCTTTCGGCGTCGCGCGCCATGATGGTGACGTTGACGGAGGGCGCGTTGGACTGGCTTTGGCCGTAACCTGCTGCCTCGCGGCGGGAGAGCACGCGCTCGCCACGCTGCAGGATCGCCGGAACTTCGTCCGGCTTGATCCCGGCCCATCCGCCCGCGTGCATGCGCGGGGCATTGGCAAAGGCCAGCGCGGGAACCATGCGACCGGGGCCTGGCGATCCGACCATGCCACCGGCATGCAGGATGTTGGCGAAGATCCCACCCGCACCGCCGAGGGCTCCCGACAGCGCGTTGGCGATCGGCCCGAGGATGAATGTCCGCGCCGCCAGCTTGGCCAGATCGGCGATCATCGACGTGACCAGATCGCGGAAGTCGAGCTTGCCGGTCTTGACGAACTCGCCCACGGCGTTCTCGGCGGAGGTGAAGGCCCCGACCAGCGCCTGGCCGATATCGCCGCCGATGTTGCGCGCCTTGGTAGCGTAGTCGGCAAGTGCCGCAGTGACTGCGCCCCACCCGGTCGCGGCCTGGTCGGCACCTGCGGCAGCTTCGGCCCCCGCGTTGCGCGCGGCTGCGCCCGCGCTTCCGGCAGCGGCTGCGGTGTCGTCCAATTCGGTGTTGAGAGCATCCGCCGAACTGGCCGTGTCCGCCAACGCCGTTTCGGCATCCGATCCGGTGCCGGTGACCGCGTCGCGCAAGGCCTGCCAACTGGCCAGTGGACGGCCGGCAGCATCGGCCAACATGTCAGCAGCCTCGCGATAGCCATCGGCCCGGCCGCGAGCGTCGTCAGCCATCGCACCAAGCCCGAGGTCGAGTGGCTCGAGATAGGTCTGGGATAGCGCGGCTGAGAAGGCATCCGCTGCAGCAGCCCCTGCCGCTGTCGCTGCACCCTCGAATGGGTTGCCGATCCGCGCCAGTTCCACCGGGTCCAGCGTGCCGATCCGCACCCCACCCTCGCCAACCGCCCAATCCGGCAGCAGGTCCAGCGCGGCGTTCAAGCCGTTGATAAAATTGTTGATTCGCGTGACGACGCCATTCAGCATCGCCTCAACGCCGGAAATCAGCCCGTTCGCGGCCTGGAAGGCAAAGTCGCCGATGGCGCCGGGCAGACTGCCCCAGGTTGCCACAGCCGCATCATAAGCCCCCTGGAAGATCGCCGCCGTCCGGTCCCCGAAACTGACCACGCCCGCGATAGTGCCATCGAGGGCCGAGAGCCCGGCCGCCTTCAGCCCCTCCCAGCCCGCATCCATGTTGGCAAAGGCTGCGTCGAGAGAAAGACCAATGCGCGACCAGACTTCCTTGGCGAGATCGCCCAGTAGGCGAAAGGCTTCGCCCACGCCACCGACCCGGGCGACGAGCTGCGAGAACTGATAGACCAGTTCCCCCGCGCCGACGATCAACGCGCCAATGCCGGTCCGGATCAGCGCCCCGCGCAGGAACACGAGTGCCGTGGCAAGGCCACGCACCGAAAGGGCGGCAACGGCCAGCCCGGCCACCCAACGACCGGCCATGAAGGCGGCGAAGGTCGCGGCATAGGTTGCAAGCCTTGCGAGGTTGTCGAAGACCGCCGTGATCGCGCCGCCGATGGGCCCGCTGCCGCGCGCCATGTCGGCCAGTGCGTTTGCCACCGTTTCAAGCGCCGGGGCGACGGCGGCGGTCAGTCGGTTGGTCAGGCCCAGCCAGATCAGGCTCAGCTTGGCGATGGCATCTCCGGTACGTTCGATCTGGGCTGCATCGGCCGCGCTGACCGCCACCCCGAAGTCGCGCACATCTTGTGCCGCCTCCCGCAGGGTGGCCGGGTCGATGCGAAGGAACGCCAGTGCCGCCTTGTCACCGAAGAGGTCGGATGCCACGGCGGCACGTTCGGCTTCCGGAACGAACTGGTTCAGCGCTTCCTGGATGGCGACGATGCGCTGGTCGAGCGGCAGCGCTTGCAGTTCCGCCGCCGTCAGGTTCAGCCGCTGCAAGGCACCGACAGCCGATCCGGATCCTGTGGCAGCTTCCGACAGCCGCGTGGTCAGCTTCTTGGTGGCCTGTTCGATCTCGCCCATCGAGACACCGGCCAGTTCCCCGGCCCACGTCAACACTTGCAGGCTTTCGACGGTGGTTTTCAGCGATGCGGCCATGTCCGCCTGCGCGCCGATCACGTCGAGCCCGGAGCGGACCATTGCCACACCGGCGGCGGCCGCAGCGGCCGTCACCGCCGCCAGCGCGATCCCGGCCTTGCGGGCAAAGCTTCCGAGCCGGGCGTTGGCCAGTTCCATTTCCGACGAAAGGCGGCCAAACCCGCGCGTGCCTGCCTCACCGATCCCTTCCAGCTCGGCCCGGACCTGACGGCCGCCTTCCGCGACCAGCCGGACACTGACCCTTTTCTCAGCCATGGCCGTCTCCGATCTGTTCGTTCAGCTTGCGGACCATCACCGCCTCGATCTCGGGCAGCAGTTCGGCGGCGATCAAAGTGTCGATCCCAAGGGCACGGGCCATCGCCAAGGCCGCGCCCATGTCCCAGCCCAGCACCGCGCCGGGGATCACGCGCAACTGTCCGCCAAGGCGGCCGACCAGATCCCAGACCTGCCAGCCATCTTCCGTCTGCGGGCGGTTCAGTCTTGCGGGGCAATCGGGGCAGCGCCCCGTGCATGCCGCGCAGTAGCTGTCGCCCCCGCCGAAAGACCATTCGGCGAGGACGCGGAGACGTTTTTTTCCGCGTCCAGGATCAGGCCCTTGGCGACGTACTGGGTCTGGAACGCCTC